GCGTGTAGTAGGAACAGGAGTATATCCTAATACTCCTGCAATGCTATTGTTTTGATACCTAAGATTAGCAGTATTCCAAAATATTCCATCATTGTTGGATGGAGAAGGTGCGTAAACATCATGCAATTCACCTATCTCATACCCGTTATCACATTTTACGAATATCTTACCATTGACAGCATGAGCATAGATTACATACCCAAGTATTACAGAATGGTTTGGTGCAGTAGGCTTAACCTTTGTAATTGCTCCTGCCGTAGTAGGACTCAAATAAATGATGTCACCATCTGCCCATGTTTCGCCTTGTAGACTTCCTGTTGTATTGATTCCCCTAACAATACCACTCGTACAAATGAATCCTTCTTGATTATTGGTAATTGTCTCAGTTACGATTCCGATTGTATCACTACTATTGGCATCATTATTGCCTTGTGCGAGAACAACCGCTAACCTCTGACCTTGTGAACCGCCTTCTGCTGCTAATCTAATCCTTACCGCACTATATTGACTCTCAAGCAGGTCTGAACCTGTTTTGTTTACTACCCTAAGTATTTGCTCTTGTCCAACTTGAAGCGTTACATTGCCACCTTTCAAACCCAAATCAACTGTCCCATCACTATCATTCCATCTCATTACCCCAACTCCTGCTGTTCCCGTTGGTGTTTGGTCAAACTCAACTTGACCCGCTTTGAGTTCATATTCGCCCAAGTCTACATCACCTGTTGCTCCACTATAAGGAACACCACCACCATCTAATGCCCAATAAGTATCATAATTAGTATTGCTAAGTTTTTTCAATATTTGACCCGTGCTACCACCAGTAGGAACTCCAACACCTGCTGCACCTGCTGGTCCTGCTGGTCCTGCTGCATTGCTAACGTTAACCGTTATGTCTTCACTGCTCTCAGTTACAATGACTAAATCATTTTGTACGTTTACATCAATGCTCATCTTCTATGGTTTAGTTACATCATCATACACAATAAAATCACCTTCCAAATAGGTCTTAACAGTAAGGTCTGTAAAAGTCACCTGCATATCCCACACGTAATTACCTTTGGCAATATCAACCAATTTGCTAACTGTTATTTGGTTATTGCTTACACCTCCAATAGTTACACCGCTTCCATTGGTCAAACTCAAAGCAAGTACACCTCCGCATCCTTTACGGACTTGAATATAAACTGTTGCACCCAATAGGCTTATTGGTGTAGTATCTGCCAAAAGAGTAAACACCTGCTGCCAAGTGTCATTCCTCCAAATTTGAATATCAAGTTTTCCTGGTCTAAAATCTGATGCCATTTCTTTTTCTTTAAATAGTATTAAGATGGATATGTGTAGTCTGTTGGAACTTCACACCTATTCTGTATATATGGTAAATCAAGAGCAATTGTTGCACTCACTCCCGCTAAATACTCAGGAGTATCTTCTGTAAAAAAGTCAAGTGTTACCGAATCTTGCAAGACAAAGTCAAAATCATTGTAGTGCAATTGAGCAACTATGTCTTGAGCAGTCAGCAATTGGTCAGATAGCACCTCTTGTTCATTTGATTGCTCAGGAAGAACCCTATCACAAAAAAACAAAGTGAAGTTGATAGTTGAACTTTTGCCATTGATAGATGCACCTGTTAAATCAAAGAATAAAGCAGGGTAAACGTTATCAGTACCCTTGCTCAAAAAATCAAAAGCGTTTCCGTAGAAGGTCGTTTTGATTTGTTGATGGGAGTTTCCCAAGTTTTCTATCGTTTGAATTATTTGGTTGAGGGTCATCCTTTTTTATTTTTTCAAGATAGACACGTAGTTTCTCTTGGTTCTTTTTTGTGTAAGTTTTATTCGCCACAGCATCGGTTTGTATTACCTTGATATTTTTCTTCAAAAGTTTTATACCTCTCACAATCGTAATCCCCCAACCAAATGGTCGTAGTGTAGGCATCATTGTCGGGAACAATAGTATCTACTCCAGTACCAGGGTTTATGTACTCAGGATATTTAGCACTTGCTTGGGATTCTTGCTTGAGGAACTTGATTAATCTTTGCTTATAAAACTCTGCTCTTGCTCCATACCTATTAGCAACATCTGCCAAATCTGATGCACTTGGTTCTGTTTGGTTATCTCCTGTTTTCCTTACTACCCCTTTATTGTAAAACTGATATGACAATGCCATTGGCAGTTCAGACATAACATAGTAAACAAGACAAGGTGTTATGTAGGTATTCAGCAAAGTTTCTTCATCACAATTCAAGTCACCACATTCAATACCGCTTTGTAGTCTTTCATAAAGTGCCGTACCCAATGCAGGAAGGATATATGCATCCTGTGCATAAAGGATATCAGGAAAGACCAACTTAGGGTCAACGTTAACGTGAAGACCTGTTCTGTCCTTTATCGTATCAACTGAAATAAATAAAATATTCCTGCTCATTATTTTTTCTTTTTAACTACCACATTTCTTCTCCATTCGTGTCTGCAAGAGGGAGAATCTCCCCACCAACCACCGCCTCTATCAAAGACTGAATAACCAAGTCTTGCACTCAGCATTTCAATTCCTGCTCTACTCCAAAGTCTTTGCTCACCATATAACTTACGGCAGAAAGACCTTGAGAAGTGACCATTCTTGTCTCTCTCTTCGTATGGCACAATCGGTTTCCACTCATAGGAATACTTAACCTCAAAGGTTGTTATCTCCATATCATCAACCAACTTGCTCAGTGGTTTAGTCAACTTCCTTTCCTCAATCTTTGGGTCATAACTTACCGCACCAGATTCAACCAAGTAGGTCAACCTGCCCTGTACCACTTCCCTGCTTTTACCTACTGCCTTTGCAATATCATCAATGCTTATTTTCTTGTCCTTATCAATCAAGGCAAGGATTTGCTTATCAAGTGTCTTGTCTATCAACGCATCCTCTGCGAACGCATCCTTGGCACTAAAAACCGCCTTTGATTTGATTATGGTGTAATCCTCTTTCGGTTCACCAACCTCTCTGAATAAGCCTATAACAGTGTCCTCATCCAATGCAGAAAAACTGAAGTCCTCAGTCATTGGGTCATCATCTATACCAAGCATAGCATTAACCTCATTGTCAGTCATTCCAAGACCTGATTTTAGCATAGTTACCGCAATCTCTTTGGATATCTTACCCTGAGAAAACTGCCTAATAACTCGCATCAATTGCTGGTATTGTCTACCGCTTAGGTTCTTCAAGTTATCATTAACAGGACTTTCACTATTCATCCCATCTGATATAGTGCTATCAACTGTTGCACCTACTGGAGTTTCTCCACCCACCACACCACCAAGACCAACCAATGCCCTTATCTCATTCGCACTCATTGATTCAAGGACCTTGTTTGCAACCAAAGGACTAAGTCCATTAATCGCATCTGTTACTGCTTGTGCAGAAGATGATGCAGTCTGCTCAATAGCAGGAAGATTCAACGCCTCACGAAGTTCATCCTTAGTCATGTTTTGAGTAAGGATTGCCTCGCTAAATTCGTAGTTAATAGGTTCTACAGGTATAATGCTAATCTCAGAGGTAGCACCCTTTAAGGTTGCAAGTTCATTAAATATAGATTCAAGGAATTGCTGCTTGTCATTAACGTAGGTAGATTTAAAGATTTCGTAACTGTCCCTCATCTGAGTTCTGCTGCCTAATTGACCAGGTTCTGCAATACCAAATAAACTTGGAGATGTAACCTGATGCCCAGCAAACAAATTATTCTGTATAATTAAGTCAACCCTTGTGAAATCTTCCTTAGTGATATCACTTGCACCTAAGTCTTCAATGATTGGTTTTCTTGCAGGGTCAGTGGTAAAGGATAGGATAAATTTCTTACCATCACTACCACTAAATCTATCTGTAAATCTTCTCTCAATGTTACGCTTCTCATCAGGAGAAGGTTCACCATTTGGAAGGGTAATAAGTTTGGATGCACTGAAACCCGTTTGAGCATTCCCCAAAACGTGTCTTGAGACTTCTATATCAGATTCAATATAGTTCAATGCACCCATGTAACCTGGAAGAGCATAAGTATCAAGTCCTGGTCTATACTCTTTTATGTAAAGTATTTGCTTACCTTGTCTGACCTTCGTGTTGAATGCCATCATCGGTATTAGTTCATCTTTCCTCTCGTTCCAATCTTTCTTGTACCAAAACTGAGAGTTGTCTGTATTACTCCTAATCTTAGTATAATCAATATGAAGCACATCAGTTAATTGCCCACCTGTTACGGACCAAATTACTTCAAGATAAGCACCTCCAAAGATTTCAATATCAATAGACACCTTCCTTGTTAAATCTGCTAAAGATTCAAACTGATTAGGTTGAGCAATGAATTGGTCTGCTATCGGGTCTGCTTCATCTGCCTTCCATCCGTTTCCGATAATGTAATTAACCTTACCCTTTACGATAGCGTTATGCTTTGCACTCTTATTGTAAAGTGCCAAAAGATAGTTTGGGTAATCATTCTTTTCACCGAACTCAATATATCCCTTACCCCTCTTTTCCCTGTACTCAGGTTGTCTTGCCTCTTGAAAATTTAATATGACTAAATCATTCATCATCTTGTTATGTATGTATTGTCAACCTCATGCTGTGTATATTCAAAAGTGGTTGATGGTGACAGTTTCATTATACCCTCTTCAAGCAATCCTGTTGCTTGGGTGTAGTCTACATTGTAAGCACTTGCTTGTTCATAGACATAATACAACCACTCGCCAATGTTACCCAATCCAAAGTATTTAGGTACTTTGATACTAAACTTGTTGTATCTATCCTTGTAAAGTGATACATCAAGAGCATTTAGCAAAACAAAAGTTACTTCATCCCGTGTAGTCCTATTGACAAAACGGAATAAATAATTCGGAGTAGTCAGCGTTTGCTTCTCCGTTAATGTTAAGTAAATGAATTCAGTTGCCCCTTGTGTCAGTTGTATCATTGTATCTAAATAGGTATTCCGTTAACTTTTACCCAAAAAGAAAGGCACCCGAGATTGGATGCCTTTATTCAATTCTAAACCTTCCTATTTACGCAGTAAGACCTGCAATTATCGCACTTGAAACTTCAGGAGCAAGTGCAGGTTCATTGCCTGTGAAGGTCAATGTGTAACCATTCCTATCTCCGAAAGCAGCACCAGTTGCACCATTACCACCAGTCAAGTCAGCACCGTTTACCTTACCGAGCAACCAATATTTGTCGTTACCATCTTGAACCACTGCAAGCAAGTTGTTCTTAGCAAGGAGAAGAATCTCGTTCCTTGTAGATGCTTGAAGTTTATTGAGGATGATTGACAATTCTTGAGCATAGAACACAGTGCCATTCTCAACAGAGGCAGTGATGTTCTCAGTAAGTGAAGAGGTTTGCTTTACAAGTTGGTACTTATAAAACACCTTTCCTGCTGACTTTGTGATAGTAGTAACAACGCCTGATGCCTCAGTAATTGTGGTAACATCAGCGAATGGAATAAACCAAACCGCTTTGATACCACCAATGGATTCTTTACAATCCAATACATATCCTTGAGTTAAAGCACACGGCATAATATAAAATTTATAATGAAAGCAAGGGATGATTTACACCCCTTGCCTCATTGGTTATTTAGGTAAAAAACTTAACAATCTCATCAGGGAAGGCGAAGTTAACACCCATCTTGAATTCTGCAACGAATCGTACCTGGTCGGCTTCCATCGCATAAAAGATGCTAAATCTTTCTTCTTCGTTCAAAAGGTCTGTACCAAGATATAAGTTAGAAATTCTCATTGCAACGATGTCACCTGTACCATTCAAACCTTGAACTGCAATAACTTTGATGTTTGTACCTGGGAGGTAAAACTCAGTGTTTGCCTTACCATCAAATTGATAGTGATAAAGGTTAGAAGATTTCAATTTAACAGTGTAAGTACGGAAAGTATCCATACCACAGAAGATAGCAACATCATCCTTATCAATGATAGAGGCAGGAATTGCCTTGTAGATATCATCAAAGATGCTAACTACGTTTGTATCAGTGATAGAAGTCTCAACTACTCCATGATATGCTACGCTGTTAGCATTTACAACTGCTGCACCTGCAGAAGTAATCAAAGAAAGAATACCAGTGAACTTATTCAAGTTTACATCTACGCTTCCTGTGTTACCTTGCCAAATGGTGTTCTCCAACTGAGATGCAATCTTAGATGCTTTCAAGTTAGAATACTCTTCAGAGTATACCATTGAATCATAACGTGAACCAGCAGGAAGTGCCTTCTGCAAATATTTTGCTTCCAGGTCCTTCATACAAAGTGCTTCGTTAACTTTAATCTTTCCTACAGTCACAGTCCTTTGTGTGAATGAAGTCAGACCTGATGCATTGAATCCGCAAGATGAACCATCTTGGAAGATTGCATCTGTTGACAAAATATTTATGGTCTCTGCGGATTTAACTCCTACCATAACATTACCTTGGTCCTTAATAAGACCTGCTGTTTTGCTACCAAGTACTGAAGCAGAAACAAGCAGTTGCTCGTTCTCTTTAGTATAGGCTGCCAATGTTCCTACTGAAAAACTCATTTTATTTAATTTTTATTGTTTGAAAATTTGTTACTTGATTGACTTTGCAAAATCAAGGAAACGGCTAATCTTGTCTTCCTTTTTTTCTACGTGTTGATTAAACTTCTCTTTAGGTGCTTCAGTTGCATTAGCAGATGGTGTGCTTAAAAGTTGCACCAACACATCTGAAATATCACTCATGCCCTTGCTGAACTTCGCTTCTTGAGATGCAAGTTTGGCATCGTATGCCATCTTAATTTCATCAAGCTGCTTCTGCATTTCCTCAATCTTTTTCTTCATCAGGTCCTCTGCAAGTGGTGCAGTAACCTCAATTTCTACTTCAGGACCTTCCATTTCAGGTACTTTGATTTCTGTGATGATAGAGTTTTCATCCAAAACCATTACAGAACCGTCAGCAAGTTCATGTTCACCAGCAGGTGCAGGAACTTCATTACCCGCCTCATCTACCAAAGAAACTTTACCACCGACTTCATACTTATCAATCATCACCTTTGCTCCACTTTTCAGAACGTATTCTGCAAAAGACTGGAGTGGTTCAGCAGATGCCACAGGCAATTCACCCGCTTCTGCGAACATTTGTTTAATCTTGTTAATTGCTTCCAAAGTTGTCATAATAACTTTTGGTAATAAATAGGAGGCATTTACCAATGTACCATATACAAAAAAGGCAAGGTGTGGAAACACCCTGCCTAACCAAACGCTATGAAAAAAGTCTACTTGACCATAGATAGCACCTTAAGGACATTTTCCCAAAGTTGCTCTATCTTTTTATCTCCTGTTTTCCTGTAATTAAACTGCCCCTCTACTGAGAACCCCCGTACATTCCCCGCCTTAATCTCTGCCCATACTTCAGGATTATCTACCTTGAACGAACCGAACCAAGACCCATCAGGTACATCCTCAAATCCTTTCATGGGATGGATACCCCTAACCTTGTCGCTTATAAATGATTCAAACATTGTAACCCCTTCAACGGATTGTCCTGAATCGTGCATCAAATTCACGTTTGCTTGATACCCTTTCTTGAAGTATCTCTGTGCTATCTTTTTTATCGTTTCCTTTGTGAAGACCACATAATATTCTCCGTTATGGTCATTGCGATAAATTGGAGTATCTGCCAACATTAATGGACCGCTTATGATTTGTTGGTCTTCATCTTGGATAGCAAAGTCCATTTTGATTTCTTTATTCTCATTGAATGCAAGAAATTGTCTTTCAATAGCAGGTCTATCTACCAGACTGACCACATCAACCTCGACATCATCTTCAAGGTCATTGGTTATTTCTAAATTAAAAATTGGTATATTCTTTTCCATTGTTACTTTTTTTATTGTTTTTAATTAGGCAAGTCTTGCTGCCCTGTTTATTCTTACAATCTTTTCTTGTTGATTAGTGATGTCAGATTCTACAACGTATGCCCTACCTGCTGCTGAACCCATTTGATTGATTGATGCTTGATTTAATTGTGTAACTGTGTTGACTGTTGATAATTGTGGACTTACTGGTGCAGTTGCAATACCTCCACCATTGGGTAAATTTACACCTCCTCCTCCACCTTTAACTTGAGATAGAACTTGTTTTGCTTTACCAGCAGCACCTAAAACGGCAGCAATCTGTGATGCATAAAATATAGGGAATGCAAAAGGTGCAGCAGGACCAGTCGCTTTTGCTCCCTTTTGTGCAATGTCTAAACCTTGAATAAAACCAGTTGCTGTACCAAGACCAATCTCAGCAATAGCAGCAATTTTACTTGCAGCAGTACCTTGTGCAAATAATCCTGATAAAGTACCGAGAACATTCCCTATTGCACCAGCAAATTGCAACTGTGCAGATAATTTTGCATCAAGTGTTTTTTGTTCATCATCAAGAGTTTTCTTGTTTAATTCTTGTAAGAATGCAAATTCTGCCTCAGATTCATCATACCTCTGTTGTGCTATTTGTACACGGAAGTCAAAAAGTTCTTGTTCTTTTCTTTTTTGTTCATCAATTAAAAATGCTTGAAGTTCTAATTCTGCATCATCTGCTGCTTTTCTATCATTAACGAATTGGACAAAGTCATTATATTGCTGCTCTTGTTTTGCTTTTCTTTCTGCTTCATCCTCTTTCTTTTTAGTTGTAGCATCTTCCTTATCCTTTTTGTTTTGCTCTTTTTTCTTTTGGTTTTGACTTGTTTGGAAATTTAATTCAGCAACTTCAATTGCAGTTTGTTGATTTTTTAAATCTTTTTCTTGCTGAATTTGGTCTTCAGCAGTTAATGCTCTTGAATCTTTATTAAATCTTTCCTGTGATTTAATTTTTAAATTTGCATAAGATTGCTCAATTTCAAATAATTGTTTTTCTGTTGCTCCTTTATTTTTTGCCTTTGCAATCTCTAATTGCTTTTGCCTTTCAAGAGATGCAACCTCTGCATCAAAAGCAGTCTTTGCTCCTTTATTTGCAGATTCATTTAAATCATCCTGTGCTTTCTTTGCCTTCTCTGCTGCTGATTGATAGTTTTGAAAAGCATTAACCAACTCACCAACTGCTACAACAAGCAAACCAATACCAGTGGCAGCAATAGCACCTTTAAGAACTTTAAATGAGGTTGATGTTGTTTCTACTGCAACACCAAATAATTTCATAGCACCTGCTGCTGCCTTGTTTGCTAATTCGTTTAACTTAACAAAAGCAGTGCTATTTTTTATTTGTGTTCCTAAGTTTGCAAAAGAATCCTTTGCCTCCAATATAGAATCAAGTCCTTGACTTAATGCCATTGCAGACTGAACCTTGAGCAAAGTCTGTTCAACCTCTTTGCTTTCTACACCGAATAAACCAATAGCACCTTGAACTGCCGAGAATCCTCCTACAACACCTTGCAATGCAGCACCAAATGCTTTAAACTTTGCATCAGGATTGTATGCATCAGTTAATGCTTTAGCATCACCAATGGCATCTTTCAATTGTGCTGCTTTCTTTGCTGCATTGATTGCCTCCTTTGATGTCGCACCGAACTTTTCAGACAAGGTATTTACCTCATTCTGTGCTTCTCTCAATTGTTGCTTGAGTGAACCAACCGATTTGCCTACATCACTTGCATCAACTTTGACCTTGACGCCTACTATTTCTTCTGCCATATTAAACGTATGTTAATTCAATTACTTTTAGAAGTTCCACCTTTGTCACGTTAAAGTCCATAGGATTATAATCCAAAACTTTATTTAACCGCCAAAGTGAACCATCAATATAAATTAGTTTGCTAAAATCAAGGTTATAAATATCAATCTCATTCAACTTCACTGAGCAAGTAAGCATTTTACTGTTTTGGTCTATAATCTCTGCAATGTATTCGGACCAATAACCTGCAAACAGATTTGCTGCTGTGACCGCTGTTGCATTATAAAAGACCTCCTTAGTTGCTCCCCAGTTTATATCTGCTTGTGGATTGAATGGGTCATCAACATGACCTGCGTACCCATAAGCAGTATAAGATGCCAATGTACTTCCACCAACTCCGTTCTTAATTGCCCAAGTGGTCCTTCCTGTTATCTTTTTTGCTTGAAGAATACGGATAACAGAATCCATCTTATCTTCAGCATTGTTTGAATTGGAAAGTTTATAAATACTGCTATAAATTTTATCAGTACCGCTATATTGGTAAAGGATAGTTCCTGCAAAGATTACCTCTGTTGAATCAACTTCTTTTACAAACTCGTTCTCAGTATCATAAATCAAATCACCATAACCTTCATTGTACTTTTTACGATAGTTTTCAGCATAGAAGTCATTGTCTTGCTTGTACTTATAATCGTAATAACGGGCAGTAAACTCAGACATTGGTTTCACCCTCATAACACTTCCCCTATCTACTTTACCTGTCCAATCAATCTGAGTACCATCGTAGAAATCAATGTAAGGTTTGATGATTAGTTTCTTCTCAACCAGTTTATCTTCATAGACATAAAGGTTAAACATCTTAACAATGGAGGCAAAGAAATCCTTTTGAAAGATTCCCTTTGGTATTGTGTTATTAATTACAATGCTATCACCATAATTTAACGTTACATCAGTGGGAGTAGTTGATTCTATGAGCAAAGTATCACCATATAACCGATAGTTGTTCGTAGTAGCTACCACGTTCACAGAAAGGGTATCAGAAGGACTTATAATAACATTTGGAACAGATAGGTTTACTGTAAAGTAGTATGGCGTATATGCCACGAAAATGCTCTGTGTTGCTATTAGGGTAGCATTCTTCATGAACTCAAAATAGACATACCCATTTGTAGGGTCAATATTATTGAACTGTCCGCTAATGGTAAATGATATGTTTGTTGTTATTGCACTTGCACCGCCATAGGTAATCAAGTCAGTAGCAAAGTTTAATGAGAAAGACCCAAGTGTTACACCTGTGAACTTTACTGCTGATGCTGAAGTATAGGTTACATCCGTAACATTTGCCTTGAATACTGTTGTACTGCTTTTGGTTAATGTCTTCTGATTGTTTGGTATTACTAACCTATTCATCAATGCCGTACTCAGCAAAGGGAAGTCATAGGTATAACCTGACCCATCTAATAGTTTAGTCAAGTATTGCTTTACATAAAGTGCAGGTCTGAAGGCATCATAGGAAAAGTCAATCTTATTGGTTGATACCTGACCATTATCAATAAGAGGATAGTAAACCCCTGTACCGCTAATGTTATCCCAACTTGCTGAAATATTACTAACGTTCCACGTTTGGTCTGCTATGCCAAAGTCTATGTCTTCTAACTTCTTATTACCAAGTGCCGTGATAAATCCACCTAATTCACCAAACACACAAATTTCATATTCTATACTTTTACCATCTATGATGATTTCAAGCAGTCGCAAAACACCTTTAAAAATCTGAATCTTATCTACCAAGATGATGCAAGGAACGGACTTGGTAGCGTTGAAGTTGTAACCCACGTTGGGTTCTGCTGGGTTATAGTCATTTGATAACCCGAACTCAAATACGTTACCGAATAATTTATTATTAGTATCATTGCCAGGTAAGATTATTGTTTTACTAAATGAGGTGTTCCTTGTCGCAAAGTCTTGTATTTCATCAATAGCATAGGTGAACTCTGCTGAGATTTCCTTTGTTAAATCAAGTCTATAATTATCAATGTATACCTCTGTCCTCATCGGAATTGACTATATTTTTTGTTCGCAATCTGCACATCAAGTTCAAGGTTGAACATCTTGTCTGCTATTCTCTTTTTCTCTTCCCAATTGCTTGTCATAGTGACTACGGGATAGTAATATCCACCCTGCTCAAAGTATACTTCAGGTGATTGGATTAATTCCCTCAACCAGTTATAATCAGTCACATTTAAGTAATTACTTCTCAGTTTGTACATTGTAGAATGCTCAACCACATATTTAGTAGCACCTGGGTTGATTCTGTTGTAATCATCATAGGACCGCATAGCAGCAGCAGAAGCGTTATACCTAAACTTGCTACCTTCGTACTGCTTAGATTCCACGTTCCTTGATTCCTTATTGACCAATCTAAAGTGCATGGTATCGTAACCTCCTAATTGATTCAGGAAGTGTAATGCGATTGGTGTGTAGTTAGGATTGCAAACAAGTTTAACCTTCACCTCATCTCCAAAACTTGTCCCATTGTGCAATTTAATTCCGTATGCGTAAGCAGTTGATGGAACGACAGTTGAACCATACCATTCATTGATACCAGCAGGTGATATGTCAAGCAAACTGAATGTTTCCTGTGGGTCTGTTGCAGTTGTTACTGGACTTCCACTTGTGCTTCCATTCTCATTATACAACTGAACAGAAGGATATATATTAGTAGTTACCCCACTTGCTGACATCCAACCAATATGCAATTTATCCGTAAATGCACATTCCACATTGCTCAGGTCCCTATTGGTCAACCATTCGTTTATGTATGACTTAAAGTATGTAGGTGATTGGGCAGGATTGTAAAAGTCAGGATAATAAAAGTTGAACGCTACATAGGTTTGCTCAAGCAGGTTGGTATAGGTTACCCCTCCATACTCTTCCCCGTATTTTATGGTGTATTCCTTATAAATATTATCATTTGACCCACTAAATAAAATTTGCAAGGTGTTCGGTATGAAATACGATTGAGCATAATTACGCATTATATTACCTGCGTTAAATATCCCCTTTGTGCTTGTCACATCAGGGAACTGCTTTATTCTTGCTATCAAGGTAGCATCTACGTAAATATCAAAGACATACTTAAAATTGCTTGATGCCTTGTTGGTGCTATCCACGACAAACCAAAGTTCATCGTGCAGCGAAGCGTATTGTTCAGGGATGCTATTAACTGTTATTGCCATAATTACTTGTTCTCTTCATTAATTAGCGAAGCAGCCTGTTTTATGTACAACCTCACATCTCCGCCTAATGCTTGTGCCATCTTGTTATAAAATTGCTCATTAAAGACTTGGTCAATGGCATCATCAAAGAATCCCGTTCTTGGTAATCCCCTTTGCTTTATCTTCCTTGCTATGAGGTAGGCAGTGGTCCTTCCAGTGTTTAATTCGGAAACTGACTTTCTTTTCTTTTGTAGACTTGTAAGGTTATACTTTTGGTCTTCCCTCCTTACTAACTTTGCATTTCTTTTTACCCATTTTTGAATGGCATTTACCATTGGTCCGTTCATGGAAGGGTAAGCAGACTTGAATGAGTACGGGGAGTTAGGAGTGCCTGACTTGAATCCTTTTACACCCTTGTTCACAAAGTCATAATATTTAGAACCTTCTGAACTCTTAGGATATCCAATGTCTATTAGATATGAACCATCTGCTTTGATTAGGTCTCCTTGTTGTATATCATCTTCAAGCCTACCAGTATCGGTCTTGTTTTCCTTAATTAAGTTCTTCTGTACTTGGATAATGAACTTTGCAGCATAAGATAGGATAACCTTTTCAACGAATGGTAATTCCTTTAACGATGCATAATCTGTACTCTTTGCTGCTTCCGATGCTATTATCGCATCATCAATAACCACTTCCATGTCAACCTTTGGCATAACTCTTTCGTATTAATTCGTTATCATGTTCCATCTTCGCTTTCAAGTATGCAAGGTCATTTAGAAAGTTTATGACAGGTAAGTTAAATGCTTGGTCAAGTGTGATTCCCTCAAAGTCGGCAACCAGTTTGGTTTGGTATATCCATCCATAATGGTGCATAAAACCTGATGCACTTCTTCCGCTTTCATCTTCTCCACCCCCTGCTCCATCATCTGTCGGACCATAAAGTCCTTTGAATTCTTTATCCAAAGCCTGTATACTTGATAAAAAAAAACAACCGAACCTAAAACGGATTGGATAGGTGCTTCAAGCATATCTTGAGCATAGTCGCTATGCTTACCTGCATCGTATTTATCATCCACCCATCCCAAGAATCCTTTCTTCTGAGGTATCACCATACACGCCATAATCTTGTGCAAGTTCCCCATTACATCACTGCTGAAGTGTTTAGATTCAATGTACCTTGATGCAGGGATATTCCGCACATCGTAAACGCACTTGTACCTCTTTCCGTTAATCTTTAACACCTTTACCGCTTCGGGTTTAATATCATCATTGATAAAAGCAATGGATTCAAGCAATGGTCCAAGTTCCTTAACGGGTAAACTATCAATCTGATTCTCAGTCTGATTGGTCAGTATTGAGGCAACCTTTACGGATATGTCAAGGTCAGTCAAGTCCTTGCTATTAGCATAAAGTTCATTAATCTGCTGGTATTGGAAGACTGTTACGTTGGACCAATTCATATACTTTAAATAGTTTAAATGTGAAATAATGTATAAGTGAATATTTATCTACTCCCGAACAAGGTTATGAGGGAAGTTGGTCAGGACAGAAGTTGCCCCCCTCCCCCAAGAGTAAGCAACTACTGACCATCTACTCCGTCACATAGGTAATCGGGTTAGTCGGCTGAAAAGGGAAAAAGTTACATCCTTCTTTTCATTTAACAGATTTAAACTCCTTGAATTCAGAACTTTGAGAGGTAGTGGTCTACTTGCAATATCAATAGGGTACGGACAAAAAAGAACCCACACTGGTAGAGCAGGTGGGTCTAATTGATGCAGGTTTGCATGAATCAAACCCGAAACATACTCTACTATCTTTCGGATTGACTATGCGAAAATACTAAATATTTTAGAATACCAAGTTTTTTGGAAAATTATTTTTTCCCAATCCAGTTTTCTATGTAATCTATAACTTTTTTGGCATGAATTGGAGTATTTCTTGAATAATAACCATCTCTTGTACTAAACTTAATTTCATAACCGTAACCATGCTGAATAGGTGTACCATCTGCACGATAAATATAATTTGGTATTCTACCAACCTTTAATGTGTCTTTTTCATAAGTTTCAAATACTTCTATTCCAATATCTTGGAGTAGGTTTTGAATTTTAGATATTGATGGCATTTTTACCTTATCCTTAGTAAAATAGTCTTGCTCACTTTTCTGCAATAACATTTTATAAGTATCATTTTTCATTAATTGTTCTAATGTTAAAAATGTCATTGTGTTTGGTTTAATTGTGATTTGTTACACAAAAATAATGCTTTTCACAATACCAACACATTTTATCTTATTTATTTTAAAAAATATTTTAGTTGGTAGTTTCCTCCCTAACTTAGTCCCTAACTTAGTCCCCTAAATAAAACTATACCTCCCACTGCCTACATTCTTTTGGAGATGTTGCCAAGCAAGGGACAGACTAACAACGCAATCGTCATGGAATCCTTGAGGTGCTGAGTACTTTACCCCAAAGGATGTGTACTGGTACTCAAAGATTTCAAGTTCATCAACGATAGGACCAGGTGGGAAGGTTATCTTCCTTTGATGAATAGCAGATGCAAGTCCCTCCATTAGCATCTGCTTTGAGGTACTGCTAAATTTATACCCTTGCACATCAAGACCCTCCCTTTGCATATCTTCAAAGATTGGGTCTCCTACCCCCGTAGAATCCATTAGGATAGGTGCTTTAGGTAGATTGATGATATACTCCTTAGTCTGCCTCCAATCCCTCTGAAATCGTTCATAATGGCATACAGACCCGTTCTTATCAAGTCCTATAACCACAGTCCAGTCAACCGCTTTGGCAAGGTCAATGCCATAACAAGCAACAGGATTGGTAGACATCGGGAATATGCACTGGCGAATGTAAGCAGACCCAAAAGGATTGGCAGCATTCTCGGCAGGGTTCGCCATGTACTCCTGTTCAAAGACTACTTCAGGTAATTGCATCCTTGCCGAATCAACCTCTGACTTATCTATGTATGGATTGTCATATGTGCTAAACTTAAACGATTGCCAATCTTCTTCCCCTCCGTTCCCTTTCATAAAAAGAGAATAGAAGTAGTTCTTACCCTTTGGGGTAGACAGGAACAATGCCCGTCCCTTATAATCAGTTAAAGTGGGACGGATGGAGTTTAACCATCCACCCTCTAAATCAGGGATGAAAGATGCTTCATCAATGATACAAAGGTGAAACTTCAGACCTCGGAGATTGTCCAACCTTTCACCTGTGAAGAATCGGATTGTTCCACCTGTGATAAAGGTTATGACCAAGTCTGCCTCATTCTTTTTGTAAATCTCAATGGGTAACATATCAAGCAACTCCTGAAAGAATATTTTACCGAGTTGATACGTTGGTGTAATGTATGCCACCCTCTTACCCTCTATACCGCTTTCTAAGGCAATTGTCTGACTGATTAAGGACTTGCCAAACCTTCGCCCTGCCATCATTACGATAAACCTTTTATCGCAATCTATGACCTTCTTTTGAGCATCGTGTGGGTTATGTAGTTTTACATTTATTTGCATATTCAACTGTCAAGGAATCCTTGACTACTGATTTATCTATCCCTCGTTATCTTTATCTCACTTACCTCATGTTTATTCTCAGTCTTCTCTACCAGGTTGTTAAGTCTTGCTACCAAATTAGGTGCTTTGTATCTACCTGTAAGCGTTCCCTCTATTTGGTCTTCCTCCCATTCTCTTCTCATACACGTAACGACTCCCAAATAGGAATCGTATGCACCCTTATAATTGTCAATATATTGATGAACATTGAACCCATAATTCCTAAAAACAAAACTCTCAAACCCTACTTTTTGGTATGGTTTCTTAACCCTTATAACTTGCACACCTTTACCCGTTGCTATCTCTTGGACATCTGGATTATTGTCAATGTGTTGCTTATACTCATCCCATATCTTTAGAAGATTATCGGGTGTGTCTATGTATTTTTGCTTTATTGGTGGTTTATTTTCTCCTCTCTTTGCCATCTTATTTCAGTTTAGTGAGTACACGATTATGCACCAAGTTTAGTTCATGCTTCCAATGTTCTGTCTGTCCTTCTCTTGGCAGGAATTGGTCTACTGCGTTTGATACCGATTGAATCCCTGCGAAGTAACCCCAAGGCATTGGTATTGCGTTGTTACAGTCATCAATGACCAGTGTACCGCCTACCTTGAGAATAGGTAGATAGTTATTGAGGTCTGCCATTACCACCTCATAGGTATGCCCTCCATCAATATAAAGTACATCAGGAGGATTCTGAGATGCAAGTTTAACTGCGTTTGGATTGGTTGAATCTAAACGGATTAACTCATAGTCTGCCGTAATATCAAACTCATCGTGAAGTCTTATAATATCTGCTTCGTAGTCAGATTCCCAATGACCATCAGATGAATCAAGTGGTGTGATTCCGATTCGCCTAACCTTTTTGCCGTGTCGGTCTGCAAGTAGTTTAACCAGTCCGAGAATCTGACCTCTGAAGACCCCTATCTCCATAAAGGTAAACTCTTGAGGCATCTTTTGTACTATCTCATTCCACATCCAAAGAAAGCATCTTTCGCCGAATCCGAATGCGTTTTCTTCTATCCAGTCCCGATATGCTTTTAGTTCATGGTCTGCGTTGACCTTATCCGTGTATTCTTTTACTATCCATTCCATCATAGTGCGTAAAATTTAGTCATATCGGTTTTCCCGTTCCCATGAATAAACATAGGAAAGGTATGGGTCTTATTATTGTACAATCTATTATAGGTTAAAGTAAAGTCACCTTCAACCTCAAACGCTACTGATTGAAAGATGTTACAATAGTCAAGTCCTATGCTGTAAGGCATTGCAAGGAAGCGTTCAGTGTACCACCTCTGGTCATCATCCTCAAACCTCGGAGGGTTGCTAAGGTATACATTAAGAAAATGTTCCTTGTTTCCGTATATCTGCCCACTATTTAAATACTTCCATTCATGGTATACCACAGGAAACATTCCCATTTTATGCGTGTCAGGATAACACCCTTTCTCACTTGATACTATCATAGGGTAGTCTTTCTTTTTAAACTTGAACTCTTGAGGTCCTGCTATGCAGTAGTTATCGTATGCATCCAAGTAAATGAACTCATCCGTATCGGTTGAACAAAGGTACTCGTAAAGTCCTATTATCTTAGTGCCAAACCCTTTCCATTCTTTTACGATTGGATGGTAATCCCATCCATGCCGTTTAAGGGATTCCTCTAACTTTAACCACCCTGCATGATTCGGATTGTCAAGTGATACGATTACTTTCATTGGAAAGGATTGTAGTATATTGGTCTTGTACCGTGATAATATTCGTGGGTCATTTTGATAACTTCTTGGGTTACCTCAGAACTGTGTTTTTCTTTCCACGTTTGATATTCGGTTTCTCCTTTATCAATATGGTCTATCTCAATGTGCGGAAGAAATACATTCCACATTCCTGCTACTGTTGACCTATGTGATGCAAGTACATCATCGTAACCATAGAGGTTAGGTTGGCAAAGGTAACCAATTTTGTCAAGCAAAGCGGATGAGTACATTTGGCAAGTACCTATAATGTGGTGGCACTTTTCAACGATTATCCACCGCTGACCTGCAAAATGTTGCAACATTATCAACTCGCTTCTCCAATCAGGCAAGGCATGATTCGGTTCTTCCCAGCAATCCTTACGCTTCAGACCTACAATTCCAATCTTTGGTTCTCTTTCAATTGCCTCCACCATTTCCTTTACCCAGTCATAATAGTTTATGATAACATCATTGTCCATCTTGATGCAGTGCTGACCTGCTTTACGATGCTTCCATGCAAGATTAACCGCTTCAGCAGTTCCAATGTTCTGCTCATTAGTGATGACATTAATCAGACCTTCATCTTCATAATGTTGGATAATATCTTTAGTTGCTTGGCAAGAGTTATTATCTATTACCCAAAAGTCATGGTCTGTGAAAACATCCTGATATTTTAATTCATGCAGGACCGCCTCAGTAAGTTCTGACCTCTTATTTTCATAAGTATCATGCACTGCCATTGCTATTAAGACTTTACCCATTGAGTTTAGTTTTTGTGTTCTTTTCTTTTGGTTTCTTGTCTGTATACTTACCACCTGCAAGTATCGCAGTCCATACCTCAACCGCCTTCTCGGTTAATCTCTTTCTTGAGTTCTGTATAAAATCAAATACCGCAGAATACAGTTCAGATGACTGCACACATCTTAAATGCTCTATCTTATCATCAGGTTCATCAAGGTCAAAGGTCAGTGTTGCTTTCATAATGAGTTAAATATCTGTGTCCTTAATTCATTTACCTTGACAAGATTAAAGTTCTCCCTGCACCATTCCCCATTGGCAAGACCCATCTCTTTCCTATAAATAGCATCCTTAACAACTTTTTTAATATTTATGAACCAGTCAGACTGATTGTTTACTCTTATGATATGCTTACAATCTGCATAAGGTTGAACATTGGAACATATAACAGGTGCATTTTTAGTTGCTGCCTCAAGGACCTTAAGGTTAGACTTCATTGAGTTAAACTTAGAATCTACCAAAGGAACAAGACAGGCATCTGCTTCATTATAAAAGTTCATGTATTGGTCCACTGGTAACGCTGCACGTATATACCCATCAACCTTGAACCCGTGAAGGTAATCGTTAATCATCCTGCCCCATTCGTTTGCTACGTGCTTATCTTCACTATAACCGCAAAGGATAAAGGTTGAGTTATTCTTTACCATTGAATCCCCTGCCACCCTCTTCATGGGATTTTTAAGTATTGCAATATCCTTGCCGTGAGTTATTGACCCTGCATAAACAAATCGGACCTTATCAGATTCAGTCTTTACATCTGTAAACTGGTCTTCTCCATAAGGTAAAGCATTAGGGACTACCATACAGTTTTTATTGTATTGGTATATCTCCAATGCCAAGAGTTCATTTGAACAGATGACCATGTCCGCTACCTTCATATGGTCAATGACCTTTTTAGTAGGATATTTTCCGTAAAGGATATGCCAAGGGTCAAGATGCCAAAAGTCATCTATATCAACTACCAACTTGAATCCGTACTTCTCTTTCAATCTTACAACTTTCTCAATCTCCATCCCTGCTATGTACCGATTGATAAAAAGTATGTCATAACCTTTCTCAAGTTCTTCCTCAGTAAGTACATCGGTCATCATTGCGTAATCTTTCGGCAGGTAGATTAATGGATTAAACAACCTATGGAAAGATACCCCTGAGTTACGTTGACCGACTGTTATAATTCTCATTGCTTGTTTTTAAATGGTCTACCTTTTTTCTTTGGTACTTGTACAGGTTCTTGTACAACTTCTGCATCAAGTTGCTTTTGTGCTTGGTATTCATCCCAATACCTTGCAAGTCTTTTCATCATGTCGGCAACACAATTGCTGCACCAACTGGTAAGAATAAACCCAGGGTCAAGATACCTTCTGTAAATCTGCTCATATCCAACCAAGATATGCAAGGGAAGGTTTTTCATGAACCCTATCTTTACGCATTCAAAGTTGTAAATGTTTTCTTCTATAAATTTTTCATCCTCTTGTGTCATGTGATTATTTTTTAAAAAATATGTTATTCATTAGGTTTCTAAATAGTGGAGCAGATACCCCTGCAACAAATGCAACGAGAGTGCAATTTAAGACCCAAACAGGCACGAAGTACAAAATGATAGCAACGTATACGGAAAGGCACATATTGCAATTCAGAGGCTTTATATTGACCTTCCAGCGTTCAGGCAGTCTTGCCATCTCAATGAAGTAAAAGACAAAGAAAAGTGATGCGATAACGATTTTAAGTAAGTGCATGGTTTTTGATTTTATATTTTAAAAGTGTCTTGGTTTTTTTAATTGTCTTCATCAGTGACCTATAAGGGATGCCAGTATCCCGTGAAAGTGACATTATGTTCTGTCCATTCTCTGAATACAAGCGTAATATCTCAAGTTCATACCAATGTAGAATCTTTAAA